GGGGATTACCCCCCTCCAGAGTTCGCTCTTTAAACTCCCAAACCAATAGGAGGTTGCTGTGCCATCACGTACCCGTGTCCGACGCGTAAGCGCCGGAATAGGAAAGATCGGAAACGATCCTTCTCCTACCTTAGTTGATAATCTCGCGCGATACGATAGTATCACCGATCTTGTCGCTAAGGGAGACGGTTTTGATTTAGACATTCGCCACATATCCGTAACTGGATGTGTGGTGGCTGATCATAAATCTCCCGGCTCTATCACTGGCGTGAGATATAGGAATGTCCAGCCCGAATTCGTTCGGAACTGGTATAGTTCTCTATATTCACATGGCAACGTAACCGGTAGACCCACCAATGCACAGTTGGCAGCGGATCTTCTCGCGAAGACCAACCCCAGTAGGCCAGTCGTTGACTTGCCTATCGCTGTGTATGAGTTAAGAGAGATTCCCGACCTTCTACGTAAGGAGGGAGGGAATTGGCTCCAAAAATTGGCTTCATTAAACTTGAAGTACCATTTTGGAATCAAGCCTCTCATTAACGACTTGTTCAGTCTCCTTAGCTTCAGCGATGAAGTTAATAAGAGACAGAAGGAGCTTGATGCTCTGTACAAGTCGGGTCTACGACGTAAGAGACGCCTGTGGAAGGACGCTAGTCCTTCTTCGAAAGTAACCACTGTCAATTCTACGCATAAGTTTATTATTGATGCGTATAGCGATATGGTTACAGCTTCAGACATCTGGGGTTTTGTCGAATGGTTTCCAAACGACATCCAGCTGATGAAAGGCGACCGTAGAGCTCTGGCCAGGAAAGCTGTTCTAGGCATGACAATTGATTTTGCCACTGCTTGGAATGCTATGCCATGGTCATGGCTCGTTGATTGGTGCAGCAATGTAGGAGACATCCTAATTGCTAACCGCAACATAGTAGGTGCGGGCCATGGTCCTGTTCGGATCATGGAACACATCAACACCTCTGCTAATTGCCGATTTCCTTTCGACCCGTACTGTTCAGACGGGACGTGGAGGAATGAGACAAAGACGCGGAGGACGGTTTCTCACGTTCCTATTTCCGCCCAGCTGCCTATTTTGAATTACAGGCAGTTATCGATTCTTGGCAGTATCGGGGTGACCCGGCGAGTGCCGAGGTCATCCTAAACTAAATACTGACAAGGAAGCATACCATGTTCACTGACACTATTACGATTACGATCAATGCTGTTGCGAAGGTACTGAATCGTGTGAATCAAGATTCATACGGTTCGGAATATTACCTTCGCGAAACTGCATCGGCGTTTCGTCTGAAGCTCCGGAACTCATCGTATAAGGATAAAACTCGAGGTGGTATCGGTGTAGACCGACACAACATCGAGCTAACCGAAACGGTGTTTCCAGTAGCTCCAGCAACTATTCCAACGGTTCGCAAGTACTATTCTGTGCTTGAGAACGATCAGGCTGACACTGTTGTCAGCTCGGCCAAGTTTGCAGCCGGTGTTAGTGGTTTCCAGACGGAAGCCAATTTCACCAAGCTGCTCAATTGGGAGTCGTAAGACTCTCGTTGGCTAGTTGAATGTGCAGTGGCTTGGAATATCATCATCCGAAAGGACTCTGATATGAAAAGCCAAGTTAATGGTTTGCTTGAGGTTGCAAGGGGAGTCCTTACGGACTATTCCCTGGCGTATCCTCACGATAAAAGGGACGTTGTTCGAGATTTCGAGCGACTCACCCTTTTAGTCAAAGAGAGAGGCTTAGGTGTTTTCACACTTGACCTCCCGGCTCTCGACGGACATCTTTTAGATGCTCTTGAGAGTGGCCGTCTTACTGTTAGTGGCGCTCTAAGCAAAAGAGCTTCACCGACAGTCCATGTGCCCAGATTATTCCGGGGACTATGGTTACGGATCTTTGACAGTGTAGGCAACCTGAAGGAAGATGCCGACCCTACCGTTATTTTCTTTTTAAGACAGCTTTGCTGTCTAGGAAAGAAGGTAGAAGTTGTATGTTCCTCTGCACGGACAAAAGCCGTACTTAAGGAATATTACAATGTCGAACAATTCGCAAGAGCCCCAACGCTCAGTTGGGGTGATAACGAATTGGGCTTTGACGACGCTTGTAGTTTTGATGATCTTTGCGACCATCATGCTACTTGCGGAGGGGGTGAGCAGCTTGAGTTCTGGGATACATCCCATACTCCAGCCGTCGAACCCTCGCTCGACAGAGCCATCTTTAGAAGGCTTCAAAGTAACTTTGACGCCTTCTCCCAAGCCATCGGAAAATTCGAAATTGAGGACTTCTTATCCTCAATCAACGATTGGTCCGATGGAATAGGCTTCAGGCATGGGCCTGGTGCTGTATCGGATC